TCGCTTTTTAGAATCACCACAATAAGGACATTTAAAATTCCATAGTACATCTGTCTTCTTTTTAAAATGTTCTAATTTCGGTGAAACCAAAGATAGATATTTTGAATCTACAAGTACGCTCATATAATACTATTATACTACTTCTCACATAGATAACCAAGTCTTTTATTTGATATCTTTGCAGTAATAAAAGACTTGACAATCTTGACTTCACACGTTATACTAGGTATGTAGCCGTTTTAAGTAATAGATATATCTACTACTTGTAGAATACATGGTTATCAATAACTCCTACTCTTTTGTATCTCCATTTAGGTTTGATCTTTTTCTCGTGAAAGAAAATTGATCCTCTTGTTGGATCGATAGTTTTATGTAGAAGAATTCTTTTAGATAATCTATAACAATCATTCCATTTCTCTGTCTCTTTGACAGAATATCCCTTACCATACCAAGAGAATTGTTTTCTCTGAGAAACAATCTCACAAGGAGTCTTTCCATATCCTAGATGTATTCTATTCAATATCACATGACCGACTGCAATCTTTCCTCTAATAGATTCGCCTCTAGCTTCATGATATAATGCTTCGGTCATACAATTTATATTTCTATTAGTTACATCATATCCAAATACAATAGATGATAAACAAATAGAAAACAATAATTTTCCGATCAAAATTTGTCTCCTATAAATATTTCTGTTGGTGGGTAGATCCATTAATGATGATAAATATATTTATAGGAGATTTATAAAACATGACATTGAAGCTCGGACAATTAAAGAATTCTGAACAAGCTCTGGTTGCACTTTCGAATTGCACATTACCTATTGCATTGGCATATCGAATTTCGAAAGTATTGAAGGTTATCGCTTCTGAATTAACAGATCTAGAAGAAACTAGACAGAAGTTAGTTCAAAAGTATGGTGTAGAACAAGACGGTAATGTTGTTGTAACTAATGATAATATTGATGCATTCGTAGAAGAATTCAATCCTCTTCTCTCAGAAGATGTTGAACTACCATTCGAACCATTCTCTATCGAATCTCTACCAGAATCAGTGAGTTTAACTCCTATCCAATTATCTCAATTAAGTTTCTTTATTAAAGAATAATATATAGATTATAACTGCGAACGATGAAGAACCCTATAATACAGGGTTCTTTTTGTTTTTATAAATAATATCGGAGAGATCGATGGCCATACCAACAACTAGAGAAGAATTCGCCGATTATTGTTTAAGAAGACTCGGTTTTCCTGTAATAGAAATTAACGTTGCAGAAGAACAAGTTGATGATAGAATTGATGATGCTATAGAAAAATATTTCGACTATCATTTCGATGGTGTAGAAGAAGATTATCTAATCGTACCAATTACTGATTCGGATGTTGCAAATGGTTTCATTACTCTTGAAGAAAAAGTGTTCTCTGTAATTTCAGTTCTTCCTATTGGCAACGATGTTTCAACTGGTGTTGGTGGTGGCGATCTTTTTAATGCGCAATATCAATTCTATATGAATGATTTCTATAATACTTCGAATATTATAGGTAATAATTTGGCTTATTTAGATTCAATGAAATCGTATCTATCTACTCTTCAAATGACTGTTTCTCCATTGAATTCTTTCAAATTCAATAGAAAAACGAATAGAATTAGATTTAATGAACCTCTATCTTTAATTAAAGAAAAATCTTCTAGTATTGTTTTAAAAATCTACAAGAAATTAGACGTCAATACATTTAATGATATCTGGGCGGACGAATTCCTTAAGGAATATACTACTGCTCTAATTAAAAAACAGTGGGGCGAGAATCTTAAGAAATATGGAAATATGAATCTTCCTGGTGGAATTACATTAAATGGAGAAGCAATTTACTCTGAAGCTGTTACAGATATCGAAAGATTAGAAACAAAATTAACTAGAGATCTGCAACTCCCACTCGATATTTTTATTGGATAAAATATGCCAACTAACAAATATTTCCAAGCAGGAAGAGGAATCGGTTCAAGAGAAGAACAGAATTTATTACAAGTTCTTGTTAATGAATCTATTCAAATTGGTGGGGCTGATTTCGTTTATATACCTAGAGAAATAGTTAAATTAGATCAATTATATCGTGAAGATTATCTTTCTAAATTCACTAGAAATTACACTATTGAAATGTATATCGAGAATTTCGAAGGATTCGAAGGAGATGGTGAATTAATCTCTAAATTCGGGTTTACAGTTGGAGACAGATTAAGATTAGTAGTCTCTAAAGAAAGATTCGAATATATTGTTGGTTTATCTTATCCAAACGAAGGCGATCTGATCTACTATCCTACTTCTAAAAATCTATTTGAGATTAAATTCGTGAACGATAAGACACCATTAGTTCCACTAGGAACTAGACAATATTTCACTATTTCTTGTGAGAATTACAAATATTCTAACGAAACATTGGATACTGGTACAGAAGCTGATGAAGTTGGAACTAGATATAGAAACGATGGTGCTACTGGTATTGGTGATCCTTTTGCGAAGAACGAACCTATTCAAGAAATATCAGATGCATTTTTAAATTTCGATGAAAACGATCCTTTTGCTGAGAAGAGAGTATAATCTATGTTAACTAATTACCCATTTTATTTCTCATCTATAAGGAATCTTACAGCAGCATTTGGATCTATGTTCAATAACATTAAGATACAGAGAATCGATAATTCTGGAAACATAGAGAGTATTATCAGAGTTCCTATTTCTTATGGTCCTGCAGACAAGACTATTCTTATGTTACAACAACAATCGCAGAATAGAGCAACAGGAGAAATAGAAGTTAAGATTGTTCTTCCAAGAATATCTTTCTCTCTAACATCTATGTCTTATGATACTGCAAGGAAAGTTCCATCAGTTAACAAGACAGTTGCTAATTCTAATATCTTATCTTTTAACGCAGCAACTGCAGTTAATACTACTAATAGTACAATCAATATTCAAAATCATAATCTTAGAACAGGCCAGGGAATTAAATACACAAAAGGTTCTGGCAATCTAATTGGTGGTTTAACGAATGGATTAATTTATTACTGTAATGTTGTCAATAAAAATTCTTTTAAATTAGCGCAAACTAAAACAGCAGCTGAAGCTGGGAATACCATTACACTCATTTCCGTCGGTTCGGGAACTTCAACTTTCACAACTTCATATTCTGCTAATTTCAATCCAGTTCCTTATAATTTCGAATTTACACTATCTATATTCGTAAAATATATAGATGATGGATTGCAGATTATTGAACAAATTCTACCTTACTTTACTCCATTTTACACAATCACAATTAATGATCTTGCTGTACCTGATCTGAAAAGAGATGTGACTATCAATTTAACATCTGTTACACAACAAGATGTTTATGAAGGTTTAGTAGAAGAAGATAGAACAATTGAATGGGATCTAACATTTGTTGCATCAGCATGGATCTATCCACCAGTAAGAGATACATCGGTAATTAAGATAGCAGAAACTAATTTCTTTGAATTAGATGCAGATCAAAAATTAGTTACAACAAGAGTAGAAGTTAATCCATCTACTGCAAATAGAGACGATAATTACACAATAGATACTACAATAACAGAATACTAAATAAATTCTAAGGAATACAAATGTCAGCAGGATATTTAAATCTAATAATAGAATCTGGGGCAACATTCTCAACAACTATGAATATCGACGATGATACAGGCGCAAATTTCAATTTGACTGGTTATACGGCGGCTTGTAAGATAAGAAAATCGTATTATTCGGATTTTAATGTATATACACTAACTGTATCTATTGATTCACCAGCAACAGATGGTAATATAACAATATCAGCAACAGCAAATCAAACTGCAACTTTCAAACCAGGTAGATACGTTTATGATGTAGAGTTAACATCTGTGTCTTCTGTAACAAGAATATTAGAAGGAATCGTTGAAGTAAGACCAAATGCAACGAGGTAAATATGTCAGATATTAAGGTTTTAAGAGTTTCAACATCAGGTATACAAGGACCGCAAGGATTTACAGGTGCCACAGGGGTTGGAACTGGATCAGGATTTACAGGTGCTACTGGTTCTCAAGGTATTCAAGGATTTACAGGTGCCACAGGGGTTGGAACTGGATCAGGATTTACAGGTGCTACTGGTTCTCAAGGTTCTCAAGGTACTCAAGGATTCACAGGTGCAACAGGAACTGGTTCACAAGGTATTCAAGGATTCACAGGTGCAACAGGAACTGGTTCACAAGGTATTCAAGGATTCACAGGTGCAACAGGAACTGGATCTATTGGTGCTACTGGATCACAAGGTATTCAGGGTTTCATAGGTGCAACAGGAACAGGAACGGGATCTGGTTCTATTGGTGCCACAGGATTAACTGGTGCTACTGGATCACAAGGTATTCAGGGTTTCATAGGTGCAACAGGAACAGGAACGGGATCTGGTTCTATTGGTGCCACAGGATTAACTGGTGCTACTGGTACTCAAGGTATCCAAGGATTAACTGGTGCTACTGGTACTCAAGGTACTCAAGGATTCACAGGTGCAACAGGAACTGGATTTGATGGAGCGACGGGATTAACTGGTGCTACTGGTTCTCAAGGTACTCAAGGATTAACTGGTGCTACAGGAACAGGATCTATTGGTGCTACTGGATCACAAGGTATTCAGGGTTTCATAGGTGCCACTGGTACTCAAGGATTAACTGGTGCTACAGGAACAGGATCTATTGGTGCTACTGGATCACAAGGTATTCAGGGTTTCATAGGTGCCACTGGTACTCAAGGATTAACTGGTGCTACTGGTACTCAAGGTACTCAAGGATTAACTGGTGCTACTGGAACTGGATTTGATGGAGCGACGGGATTAACTGGTGCTACAGGAACAGGATCTATTGGTGCTACTGGATCACAAGGTATTCAAGGATTTACAGGCGCCACTGGATCAGGAAATGGATCAGGATCTATTGGTGCCACAGGATTAACTGGTGCTACAGGATCACAAGGATTTATCGGTGCAACAGGATCTGGGTCAGGATCTTTGCTATTCGATTCTTCTTCTACAACTGAAGCTAATGGTGCTGCGATCCAAAGAGTATTCAAAAAAACTGTAACATCTACTCAATTATTTAAACTTGCCGAATACGAAGACACTGAAGGTGATATTGCAGTCGACATTCAAATCAGTAGCGAGACGGCAGCGCATAGTGGAACATCATATTATAGGCTACAAACTGGTTCAGATTCTTTTACTGGAAGTAGTTTTTATAGATTAACTCCTTTATCTATGGGTCGTGGACATGGAGATGGAGCCGACAATGGATCGAACAGTTCTTATTATCCTGTGGTTTATCAATTATCTTCAACTAAATATGGCATCGGCGTTTATAATCCCAGCGGAAACACGAAAACATTATTAGTGACTGTTACTGAAACTAAAAGAGGAATGACTTATACTGATATGAGTTCTACCTCTTCAACTTCTGGATCTATAGGATTAGTTTACAGTGACATTAGACTTTTAGTTCAAAGTAGAATTGGTGTTGCAACAAATAGTCCTCAAGATGTATTACACATTACTGGAGACACTGAAGGACTCATGGTTTCGTCACCAGACGGAAGCACTTTGAGAGGTATAATGCGAAGTGTGAGTAGTAATACACAACTTGCGTTCGGGACCACTACCAGCCATCCTATTTCGATTCGTACAAATAATGGTGAAAAAGTTCGTGTAGCAGCCGATGGTAAAGTGGGTGTTGGTACCAGTAATCCTTCTAGATTACTGCATATTGAAGGTGGTGTAGACACTCAAATGTATTTAAGTTCTATTTCTCCAAGTATTCGTTTTGGTAATAATTCGTCTCTAGCTTCCAGCACCATGTTTGGACTATTGGCTCTGAGCACAGCTAACTACGACTTCGGTCCTGTTAATCGTGGAACATTTCAGATGTCTACATTTGGCGACCTCCGAGGCGATATCTTTATCAACAGCAATTATAGTGGTTCTGGTACCAAGAACGTAATTTTACAGCCCACCGCTGGCAACGTTGGAATTGGAACAACTTCTCCTGGTTCTCAATTAACACTCTCACTAGACTCTGCAACTAAACCTACTACAAACACCTGGACCATCGCATCTGATTCTAGGATTAAGACAGTCAAGGGAGAATACTCTAAAGGACTTGCTGAGATTTGTCAGATTCGACCAATTATATATGAATACAATGGCAAAGGTGGATTTGTTGCGGATGGTAAAGAGTGTATCTCTATCATCGCACAAGAATTAATGGAAATATTTCCTGAATGTATTGGTGTGTTTAAGGGTAAATTAGATGAAAATGGTGAAGAAATCGATCTTTATAATTATAATGGACATGCCATTACATTTGCTCTTATTAATGCAATTAAAGAGTTGAAAGCTAATTTCGATCAATTGAAAAATAATAACACGTAATAACTTATGTGATAGTTATAAATAGTTGTAGATATTTACTAGTCGCTCCTAGTAGATGGTTAGGGGATTGATGATTTGCTAGAATTAACAATCCCTGCATATCTTATTCAATCAAAATTAATTTTTGACATAGATAAGATGATATATTATAATTAAATTAGGAGTTATAATGAGTCAAAAGTTTAGATTTCATATCTTACCACCACCACACGTTTCAACTAACGCTGAATACACAGCTTGTGCGTACGGAAATAAAGTTCGTAAATTCGGAAAAATGATGGTACCTCGTGGACACGAAGTTATCCATTATGGTCACGAAGATTCTGATCTTATTTGTACGGAACATGTTACAGTAGTAACTAATGAAGACTTTAAGAAATCCTATGGCGATTTTGATTGGCGTAAGAATTTCTTCAAATTCGACATGAACGATCATGCATACCAGACATTCTATAAGAATGCTATCAAAGAAATCGAAAAGAGGAAGAGACCGAACGATTTCATTCTACCTTTCTGGGGCTGGGGAAATAAACCAGTATGTGACGCACACTCTGATCTGATTGTTGTTGAACCTGGTATTGGTTATGCTACTGGTCAATTCTCTCCATGGCGAATCTACGAATCATATGCTATTCGATCTGCAGTTGGTGGACATGAAGCGGTAGGTCAGTGTAAAGAATCATGGTATCATGCTGTGATTCCTAATTATTTCGATCCAGATGAATTTGAATTCTCGAAAGAGAAAGAAGATTATATGCTATTCATGGGTAGAATCTATCCTGGAAAGGGTATTGATGTTGCCTATCAAGTTTGTGAAAAACTTGGATTGAAATTGAAAATTGCTGGTCAAGGATCTCTTGAAGAACATGGTTACAAAGAGATTCCAGGTCAGATCGAAGTTATTGGATATCTGAATGCAGAAGATAGAAAGAGAGTACTCTCTAAGGCGAAAGGATTTTGGTTACCTTCCATGTTTAATGAACCCTTCGGAGGTGCATCTATTGAAGCTCTGTTCGCTGGATGTCCTATCATTACAACTGATTGGGGTTCTCATGCTGAGAATAACTTACATGGTGTAACTGGTTTCCGTTGTCGTACGTTTTCAGAATTTCTTTGGGCAGCTAAGAATATCGACAAGATTAATCCTCAAGATTGTAGAGATTGGGCAATGGCTAATTTCTCTCTAGATCGTGTTGCTAAAATGTATGAACATTATTTCACCATGGTTCATAACGTATATACTGGAAAAGGTTGGTATGCGGAAGACGATCACCAGGATGAATTAGAATGGTTGAATCGTTATTATCCAGCAGGGATTAAGAGAGCGTAATATTATGAGATTTATATCTCATCGTGGTAATCTATCAGGTTCCGATAGATGTTATGAAAATGATCCAGGATATATTGATCATGCTATTTCTATCGGTTATGATGTTGAAATAGATGTTAGAATCTATAATTCAGAAATATATCTTGGCCACGATTATCCTCATCATAAGATTGATAATGATTGGTTATTATCTAGAAAAGATAAATTGTGGATTCACTGTAAAGATACAGTGAGTTTATCATTATTCAATAAATCTTATTCCGATCTAATTTATTTCACACACGATTCTGATATTGCTACATTAACGAGTAATGGAGTTATTTGGGCTTATCCTAGTATAAATATAATCGATAACTCAATTCATGTTCTTCCTGAGTTGAATTTCGACGAATCCAATGCAAATAAATTGTCAACTTGTTTTGGAATTTGTTCAGATTATATTACTAAGTATGAGGTGATTCTAAATGAATCTTTTCGTTGAACAATTAGATGACGATCAAAAATAT